GCATTTGTCAGCATGGCTGCTCTTGCAATCTCAGGTGGTTCTTTAGTCGCTTGCCAGCTTCAACCAGCTATGCAAGAACAAGAGCACGTTTCTTTCTTTACACCTAAAACACAGCCAAGTACTTACGGTGTACTAACAGCAAAAATCACAGGTAAACATTCTGGCGTTGCCGTAGTCAAATTAGATAGCTTCCGTGTAAATGTTAGTTTTGATTTTGAAGCTCATCCTGACAGCTACGGCGTGCCTGGTTCAGAGTTTACTGCTGTTGATATTACTCAACTAACAGTAAATGAAATCACTGACATTAACGGTAAGTCTTACAGCGACTTCACTGAATTTGAAGACATTCGCAACATCAATGCAACTCTAAAAGGCTTCATCGAGCGTAATAAGTTGGTGGAGGCTGAGAATGTCTAACTTCAAAAAACACCCTGACGGTTATAAGTCTTTCTTAGGCCGAGACAATACAGGCCTCTACTCTGTCCGCATTGGATGGCAAGTGTATGCATCAAACGCTAATGGCTCAGTTCTTTACAAAGTTAAAGAGGAAGTTAAGACGCCTTTAGATGTGGCCAAGTTCCAATCTGAATTCCCAAGCGTTTGGAAAGTACTCACAGATGAAATTGATTTTCAACGCAGAAAGCAACTCGCAATAAAACTGCGTGAAACCAACATCCCTACTTATGACCGCAAAGCTTACAAGCAAAAACGCGGCTTCACTGGTTCAAGATAAGGATAAGAAAATGGCTCTAGCAAATGTTGTACATGCAAATGAACCTATCCATGTTGAGACAATCGTTGCTTATTACTATGCCGATCCTGACATTGGCAAATCATCTTTAGCTTTTACAGCTAAAGATACTATTTTATTTGATTTTGATAAAGGTGTTCACCGTGTAGGAGCTTTACGTCGCGGAACTGCAGTACAAGTTCAAAAATGGACTGATGTATCTAACGTTACAGAAGAGGATCTTAAACCTTATAAAACTGTTGCTTTTGATACTGTTGGCACCATGCTTGATTGCGTCAAAATCTATTATCAAGGCATTCAAGGTAATACGCAGCGTGATGGAAACCTAACTCTAAAAGCACAAGGTTATGCCGGTAATGATTTTATTGGGTTGATAAACCGTATTCGTAGTTATGGCAAAGACATCATTTTTATTGGTCATGCTGAAGAACAGCGTAACGATGATTTGTTAATCCACCGCCCTTCTATGAGTGGAAAAAATCGTGATGTGCTTTACCGCATATCAGACATCATGGCCTATCTAACTTATGAAAAAGCTACAGATGGGCAAATTGTCCGTGTTCTGAAGTTCAAAGCTTCAAACTCGCATCATGCCAAAAATTCAGGAAATCTTGGCGCTGAAACGGGCGGAAATATTGTTCTACCAGATCTGTACCATGCCCCTACATTCTTCGGTGATTTAATCCAACAAGCAAAAGATCATCTAAATACTCTTACCCCTGCTCAGTTGCAAACAATGAAGGCAATTGAAGAGCGAGATCAATTCTTTTCAGAATGCGATCAAATTAACTATGTCTCAGAGCTGAATACATTGATTGAACAGCTCGACAAAAATCATCCTCACTATAAAGAAATGCGCAAACATTTCATTAATAGAGCGAAAAGTTTGGGCTTCGTATTTGACCCTGAAAAAAACAAATATATGGACCCTAATTCTATTCCAGTGGATTTAATCACTGAAGCGGATCGTGATCAATTACAGGTGTTTATTGATACTTGCGGCTTAGATGTAAAAACCGTTTGTGAACATCTCGGCATTGATGCTCTCACCCAAATTGAAGCAGCACAGCTACAAGGCGTCAAACAAGAAATTGAACAACTTGCAAAACAGGAAATCTCTGCATGAGTGCAATCATTTTAGATACTGAAACTAACACTTTAAACGGCTATCCAATTGAGATAGCCCATGTACCAACTTACTTTGAAAATGGTGTGTTGGTTGTAAATAAAGATGCATGTTTTGACGAGTACTTTTCTTGTCCAGATAAAATTGAATTTGGCGCTATGGCGGTTCATCACATCCTTGAAAGTGATATTGCCGACAAACCAAGTTATGAAACTTTCCGTGTACCTGAATGTGAATACATCATTGGCCACAATATTGACTATGATCTTCAAGCTATTCGATTAGCACATAAAGATTTTAAAGCCAAAGCAATTTGCACTCTTGCTTTAGCTCGTATGGTCTGGCCTGAAGAAGCTCACAATATTTCAGCATTAGTTTACATGTTGACCAAAGGGAGTGAAAAAGCACGTCAAAGCATTCGCAATGCACACAATGCAAAGCAAGACGTATTTTTAACGGGCTTTGTTCTAACCCATATTTGCAAAACTCTCGGCATTAAAGATATGCAATCACTTTACCTTGCATCTGAGCATGCACGGGTGCCGAAGGTTATGCCTTTCGGAAAGCACAAAGGCACAAAAATTAAGGACCTTCCTGCCGATTATGTTGTTTGGCTTCTTAAGCAAGACACCATCGACCCATACGTACTTAAAGCATTACAAGGATAAGAGCATGACAAATTTAATTTCAGTTCAAGAAGCATTTAATGCATTGCAAGATGGCAAAGAAGTATTGTGCAGCAAATTATTTGAAGATGACTTTAAGCCTCTTGAAAACTACCCAGCAACTATTTTTGCTATGTCAGGTTATGAGTTCTGCATAAAGGTGGAGTTAATGGAGTTGGCAGGTTTTAAATTTACGAAACCTTTAACTCCCCATGATGTCAAAGAAGAGCAAGAAATCTTTATCGTTATGCCAATGCGAATTTTACGAACCAAGTTTGATGAAGAAAATAGTGAGATTCTTAGCAGTGTAATGAATGGTTTTGCTCAGGCTGATGTTGAAAATGCAATTTTGCAGCTAAAAGCAATTGGCGCGACATTTGGTCAGGTAATTGGCGATGTTGAAATTAAAGATGGATTTAATGACAAGCCAAAGAAGCAACGTGGCAAGAAAGAAGCGCAAGTAAAAGCTGAACCGCCTGTCGTGGTTGAAAAGTCTTCTGAAGTTATTGCAGTAGTAGCTCAGCCCACAATTGTTATTACTGAGCAAACCAATGTCACCGCTTCTGAGGATCTGTTAGTTCCAGAAACTAATAACCCAACATTAGATCCTGAATATCAAAAGACACTTGATACTCTTCTCCAGCGAGTGTGTGAATCCAAAACGCCTGCAGAAGTAAATGCTGTTTATCGCTATACACGTGCGTGGACTGACAAACAAATGGAACCTTTACTTCAAGCTACGCATAAACGTCTAACCGAACTTGCAGAAGTAAAGCCTATAGAAAGTGAGCCACCATCGTTGTTGGTTCAGATCCAGACCGCATCCGACCTCACCACTTTAGATGCTTTGGAAATTGATGTTTCAGGAAGGGATCCTTTAATTCAACCAAAGCTCATGGGAGCTGTTAAAAAGCGCCGCTTTGAATTAGAAAATGCCGCTTCCAACGAACACGATTATTTACTGGGGGAACCCTTCTAATGTCAAAACAGACTACTCCAGATTTTCTATTCGAACCAAAGCTGCTACCTCGGCAGCTTTTCGAAAAGTTCGTAGTTTTCAATGTGAATGCAGGTTATCGCGGCAAAGGAACACCGCACGGTGTAAACCTCATTAAAGGCAACAAAGCCACCGTTACTGTGAATAACAAAGGTGTGATGAACAAGGCAGCTCAAGAGCGATACAAGCTAATGCTTTTGAAGTATTTCAAAGAAGGTAAATCGGTAATGGATGAGCTGAATCATGAAGTTAAACGTATTTATAGAATGGTGGCTTGAATGGTTGATTTAAAAACTAAACAAGAATTTTGGTCAGAACAATTGCCAATTTTTAAAGAAAAATACTGGATTCCTGATCATTTAGAAGTACTCGAATTTGATATGAATGGCGGATGTTTTGATATTGCTGAAGGTGTCAAAACTGATCTAAGTGAAGAAGACCTTTTTGATATTTACCACCGCGTAAATAGTGGTTGGGCAATGTGGAAAAAAGCCGTTAGTTTCATGCGAGAAAAAGCTCAGGCGGTGCCGGGATGGATTAGTGTAAATGACCGACTTCCTGCCTATGAAGAGATAGTTTTAATAAAAACTAACAAAGGGACTGTTCAAGGTTATCTATTTCAGGATGAGGAGTACTCAGAAATGAAAGGTGAATACTTGAAATATGATGGCTGGCAAGATGATTTTCATGATGATTTTATTGAGTATGAGGATGTAACTCATTGGATGCATTTACCAAATGAACCAAGCGAATCGGGAGCTGAGGGATGATTAATCAATTAACACCTACTGAAATTATCAGAGATGAAATGGGTTGTTGGGCACATCCTGAATATCTCAAATACCTAGATGACAATCATGCTAATCAAGAATGGTTGAGTCAAGTCGAATGGGATCAACTTAAGAAGCACTTCAATATTGTCACCGTTCGACTTTATTTAGAAGGGAGTGTTTCTGACGATCTATTTTTGGAAATTATGGACTCATCGGACTTATCAAAATGGGATCCTGTGGCACCTCATGGCTTTTTCTTAATTGAGATTGGATTTACTGAAGATGGTGCAGAAGCCTTGTTTGCAAAAGAAGTTAAAGCGGAAAGAAAGGAGGGATGGAGGGATAAAGTGGATAAATATCTTACATCCAATAGTGTTTGTGAGATGTTTCATATTACTAAACGCACTTTAAATCGCTGGCAAGAAAGAACCCCTTGGGGGATTCCTTTTCCTGCCCCTGCTTTTGGTTCAGAAGGCGGAACAATGAAGCGATATCGCACTACAGATGTGATGGCATGGGAAGAAGAATGTCAAAAAAAGGAACAGTTAAGAAAATCTATATAAGCTGTATAGAAGCTAACAATCAGTAAACTTGATAAAATTAGTCCAGATCAATGATTGTTAGCATATTTCCCTTACTATATACTGTCCCCCGAATCACGGCTTGCTAGATAAACTCAGCAATTTCATTTATGTACATAATGGTGTACATATAATGAAACCAAGGAAGCAAGAATATACTTTTCCCGTTTAATTATAAGGGTTTAGGCAATATGGCATTAATCGTTCAAAAATATGGCGGTACTTCTATGGGTACCCCCGAGCGCATTTTAAATGTTGCTCGTCGTGTGAAGCGTTGGCATGATCACG